AAGTTAAATATATAATTACACCCAGAGGTAAAATATCAGATAAAATAAATAGAGAAATTTACGACGTGCAACATAGAAAAAAATTGGGAAATTTTTTTAGTATAAGTGAAATTTACTTTATGATTAAAAATAACAAATTACACAATTTAAAAACCAAATTCGATACAAAATACAATAATAAAAACGGAGTAGATGATTATAATTTTGAGTATATTAAGGAAATTACCAATATCGGTGAATCGATTTCAAATTATTTTTTAAAACCTGATTTAATTTTTATAGATTTTTATATATCTTTAAAAAAATTATATATAGGCGAAACAGGTTTATATCCTTGTGGTGGAATATGTTTTACATATCCATTTACAGCCCTTAAATTATAGAAAATTTTTTGTTTTTTCTATTATTCTATCAATTTCGGGTTTTTTAGATTTAACAAGATTATTAATAGATTTTAAATAAGTATCTTTAACTTCGGTATTGTCGTCAGCAGTATTAAACATACTATATAATAGATTAATATCTTTATCAGACCATATATTAGTAAATATCTTTTCTAGATTTATCTTAGTTGATACCGAAAAATTTAATTCCCCCGTATCCTTACTCCGGTTATAGGATTCTACTTTAATTGGTTTTCCTTCTAAATAAGAATCTATTATAGAAATATATAAATCTAAACTATGACATACCGTGCTCGATGTATTATTGTAACTTGTTTTTAATTTTGAAAGTCCTAAAATAGCTTTTTTAAAAATATATTTTAATTTATTGTCGTTGTCTGGAGAATATAATTCTAGAGATCTCATTATGGGTTTTAATAAAAAACAAATATCTTCTCTATTGTTTCCGTATAAATATCTTACTATGCCTTGATAAAATGTCGGACTTTGGATGAACATATTATTATTATTAATAGCTATTTTAGTATTTTCCTCTTTATATGAGATTATAGCCAGTTTGATTATAATGCTAAATGGTTCTAATAGTTGTAGTTCAGATAAATTACTATCGCTAAAACTTTTTACATATGATTGTATTCGTTTATTTAAATCATTCTTCAAAAAAGACATCTATAATTAATTAATAAAATAATTTTAGATAATTTTATAAATTTGATTTAAAAAAATAATAATAATATTATAGAAAATGATTATACCAGTAAGATGTTTTACGTGCAACCGTGTATTGGCTTCGAAATATAAAAAATATAAACAGTTAATTAAAGAAGATGCATCAAGAAGGATGGAAGACGGTTCAGCCCAAATAGAAAATATACTTTCGGGTGATGATATTTCAGTCGACCCTAAAACAAATTCTTCTGAAGTAATAGAATTATATAAGGGTATATTCAAACAAATAGGAATAGACCGATATTGTTGTAAAAGATGTATTATTTCGCATATTGATTTAATCGATAAAATCTAATTAACGTTAAATTATTTTCACAATATATTTTATAAGTATGATAAACGAAGAGACTTGGAATTATATATTGATAGGCTTAATTATTTTTGTAATTTTATTTTTTTATAAAAATGCTATTGTAAAAGTCGGTTCGAAAATTAAAGAGTTGGTATTAAGTTTAATTCCCAACGTAGACTTTATTTATGTCTAAAAAAATTTATATTTTAATATAAATGGATAATTTACAAAAAAAAAACTATTTGGATATGTCTTTGAGGGATTTATATTTTAAGTGGAAAGATACGAATATTACGATGTATAAAGAATTAAAATTATATAGAAAATTAAATTTTAAAAATAAAGATTATTCTTTAGTGTTAGGTATAGATTTATTTATAATAACGCTATTATTAATTATTTTATATATGTAGGAATTATTATATTTTATTATATTATAAAATATAATGAGTAAATCACAAAGAACGACCCAGTCAAAACGCAGAAGTCCCACAGGGAGATTTGTTAAAAAGGAAGGAGGAGTTTTAAGCCAATATGGTAATATGTTTACTTCTAAAGGAAAGGGTAAAAAAATGTTTAATGGGATTGGAGTGAGGAAATTTTTAAAAAAAGTTTTAGGCAACAGAGTATTTGATGTGTATTTAAAATACACAGGTATTAAAACACTCACGACAGCAACCCTTATCCCATTCGGGCTTATATTAACCCAACAATACTTAGATAAAATGTTTAATAAGAAAAAGGGCGGAGGGGTTATCCCAAAAAAAATACCGGTTTTAGACAACCCCTTAGTTGGTAGTTATCTTAAATTAGCAGGTCTGTCTGCGTTAGATTTAACCGCATCTACATTATTACCTTTAGGTGTCGCGATGATTATTTATGACCTTTCAATTCGTAATCTTAAAAAACAAGTAGGAGGGAGATTATCAATTGGTTCATCTACTCCTGTAAATATAATACAGAAATTAGATTCTCTGCTTAGTGGTCAAGGCGGAGCCTCTTTACAAGAAGCATATGATTTGCCATTAAATTGTGCAAATGGCGCTTGTCAAAAAGCAGGTATTTCTTCTGAAATTGAGGTCAGCGGTCCAGCACCAGAATATGTAGATGGTTTACTTGCTTCTGGTGATAACACAGGAACTATGGAACTTACGGCTCCATTACAGCTGGAGAAGGCTAACCCTGCTACAGGTTGGAAACCAGCAGACCCAACAAATAATTTAATGGCTGGTGGTGGCGACATAGAATCCGCCGCACAAAATATTTCAGAGGTATTACCTGGATATGAACCAGTTCATGCTGAAATCCCACAAGGTGAAGTAATTCCACAAGGCGCAGAACAGCAAGTAGGCGGTGCCGCATACAATAAGATTACTAATCCAGCGACTGGGCGAAAAGTAAGTATTTACGGAAGAACTGGTAGAAATATTGTAAAAAATTACTTAAATTATCTTAATGGCGGCAATTAACGTACACCACAAAATATAAAAATAATATATTTAAATATAATAACAATTATGAATAATAACTGGAATTATATAGTAGACCCCAAAACAAAAAGAACTGTTGCTCTTACTAGTAGAAAAGGTACAAAAATATTGAAGAAATATAGAAATTTAATTAATAAAAAATACGGGGGAAATATAGAAACGAAACCCTATTCGAGTGATTCCATTAAACAGATTAAAAAAGGCGGCGGGCCATTTTGGGGTAAGAGCGAAAGTCTTTCATTTAGACTTGAATATATTAATAATGCTCCTATACAACAGGTTACTTCTGTTACGCCATCATTACCGAACCGTGTTTCATCTGAAGGAAGCAATTTGGTATTTAAAATAAAATTTGAAACACACCAAGACGATGAGACTAAAAAGGCTTCCCGTAAAAAGAAGCGTGCCGATAGGGAAAACCAGCTAATACGACTTAAACAAACTTTACAGCGTTCTAAACGAGTGAAAAACTACTTCCTTGAACGATACCGAAAGGGATTTACTGACCACCGGATGAAATCAGAACCTTGGAATAACGCATATTTAGTAAGAAAAATAAATACTTGCTCTGAAAATGGAACTTGTAAAATAGTTCGAGGCGAACCAATGAAGATTAGATTTAAACTTCAGGCATATCAAACTATAAAAATATTTTGTTGGTGTGACCATACGCGTATGGGCACTCATAAATCGGACAGAGTATCTGGTATGCTAAATAAAATAACTCAACAACGTGGTAGAGAAAAAACTGTTGATGCATTAGATCCTTCTGGTAACAATTATTCATTTCAGGACTTTTCTCGCGAAGAATTCGAATATACTAATTCTGAACCTGAATTAATGGAATTACAATTAATAGTATATAACCCTACAAAGAATATTCACCATACAGGTTTTTTGGGGGTGGGGAAATACTCTGCGCGAGTACCATCGGATGAAGCGCATGTGGGAATAGTATATAATATTGAAAATGGCGGTGGCGATAGTTTTGAACCAACTCGTGAAATTTTAATTGATAGCGCAAACGAAGTGAAACGAATGTGGGAGGAGGCATTTAATGAATTATATACATATTTAGATAATTTACCAGTACAAACTATAGCTTATCACCGGGATATTAATGACTTTGATTTCATTATTGATTTATCAAAAAAATTAAATTACGGTTTAGAACATTTTAAAGACATTAAGACCAAATACAGTTCAATTCAATCAGAAGGGAATATAAGCACGTCAGAGGAAATTTCATATATAACAACACAAGAAGAGTATATTCTAAAATATATTAGTTTTATAGGTAAATGTGAAAAATCTTTAGAACGTATCCCATTAAATGGATACATTCCTGGAACTGAAGGGAAAATAGAAGGTCCTGTACTACAGGATGGGTTGTTTAAAGACTTACCTCTCGAAATTACATCTGACCACAAAATTGTTCACTGTGGTGATTATTATTCAGATTCAGGTGATTGTTGGAATGATGCGGAGTCAAGTTCGTCTGACGATGAGGAGGAAATGGAGGATGATGGTAATGATGCAGACGCGCAAGATGGTCCGGTTCCGTACTTGCAAGACAGCAGAGATAGCGATGATACTTCGACATTCTTCTCTATCGACTACGATGACGACGGTTTCGAGAGCACGAGCGAACCTGATGAATAGGTGGTTTTAGGGATGGAGAGGGGGGGGAGAAAATAGGGGGTCATTATTTACCACAGACCAAATCCAATAATAGAAATAGTTGAAAAGATAAGGAAAACTGTAGTACTAAAAGAATTATCAATAATAACGTTATAGAAAATTAGTTAAAAATTTAATATTTATATTATATAAGTTATCAAAATTAATGATAAATAATATAATTTCTAATTATTCCAACACCTTTGATATATTTTCCAAAATTGTAATATTGAAACTTTTTTATACTACATTTACAATATATCTTCTATATAATTTACCATTAATATTTGCCTATAAATTATTAAATAAGGCCCCTCCTTCATTTTTTAAAAAAACCTTATACAATTTATTCAATCTTTTTTATAAAAGCCCTATAAGTTTATTAATGTATTCTTATGGGAATATATCTATAGCCAATACATTACAACATTATATAACAAATGCACCAACCGGTTTATACCAAACAACAATAATTAACATGGCTTATGTAATCCTATATTTATTTTGGTATTTGTCAATTGGAGTTAATAGTATTATACCCTTGACATTAATATATAGTCTTTATATTTCAGAAATAAGCTATAAATTCATCGATAATGAAAAATTTAAGTTTACAAATCAAATAACATTTTATAATTCTAACAAGTGTTTTTTTTGGATATTGGGATTGATTTATAGTATTATGGAATTTTTCTATTTATCTCACTTTAATTTTGAAATAGTAGGTTTATTCTTTTATATTTATGTATGTTTTCCATTATTAAATAATTATACTTATGCCAATAACCGTACAAGTTTAAATTTATTTTATATCCCAGAAAATATTTTAGGGTTTATTCTTAATCCACGTTGCTCCCCAGACTAATAAAGTTGTCCTGGACATATTTAGGGAATATATATTTGATTCTAATTAACCAACCAAATATTTTGGGATATATAGTTTTTTCTTTAACGCTGACAATATCTCTAAAAATTAAATTGGCGATTTCTTTTAAAGAATATATATACATTATGTAATTTAATGGCCAAGGATACCCCTTCGAATCTTTAAATAAGTCGGATCTGAAAAAATATGGACAAATACAAGTACTATGAAGACCTTCGAAATTTTTTAATTCTACTCGTAATGCATCGTGGAAACCTACCAAAGCAAATTTAGATGCGCAATAATCTGTTAGTTTATTTGTTCCTACAATCCCTGCGACAGAGGATATATTTACTATATGTCCCTTTTTCTTTTTAATCATATGGGGTAATAAAAGTTTAGTCAAATACATAGGGGCTATGGAATTTACAGCAAAGGTCAAACTAATATCCTTCTCTGTGAGCTGTAATAAAGATTTTTTAGAAACAATCCCCGCGTTATTAACCAGAGTATCAATATCATATAATTCCAATAAAGACAGAATAGCCTTCTGTGTTTCTTTGTAGTTTGTAATATCACAACATACCGTAATAACATTAGGTAATACCTCTCTGGCTTTCTCTAATCGGGGTTTATTAATATCCATCAAAATTACCTTAGTACCTGGTATATTAGAAAATAACCTTCCTAATTCTACACCTAAAGCCCCAGCACCGCCAGTAATAAGAATACATTTATGATTAAACGTTTTTCTAAAAAAAACATATTTCAATAATTTATAAAAAAAAAATATAAAAAATAACAACCGTATCATCTATTATAAATTAATACTATTATTTTTTTAAATTTATATAAAAATTTTATATAAATATATTTATATGGAAGTTAATATAATTTATGTTTTAATTATACTACTTATAATTGTTTCGGGTATCGTTTTACGCCAATATTCACCACAAATATTCGATTTTTTACAAAGTAATAAAGAAATTAAAATAGAAGAACCAATCCAATACAAAAATAAAATATTTAATGGTAAATCAAAATGTTTTGATTGTGAGCGCCAAATTAATATGACTAATAATACCCCTTATAATTTAGTACACCCGACCAAGTGCTTTGATTGCGAAGCTCAAATAGCTAATAACTATAACGGACGTAGCAGTAATATTGGACATTCTTCTAAATGTTTTACTTGTGAAAATTAATCTTTAATAATTTTGTCATCTTCTAGATATCCTAATTTATCTCCTATATCGTATTCACCTTTTTTTATTTTAATAGCCTTATAAACGATTTTTGTATCTGAATCCTCGACATAATAATACCTTCTGTTTATTTTGACTAATTCAACCTCTACCTCCTCTTCTCCCTCCACCTCCTCTTCTCCCTCCACCTCCTCTTCTCCCTCCACCTCCTCTTCTCCCTCTACCTCCTCTTCTCCCTCTACCTCCTCTTCTTCTACCTCTTCTCCCACATCCTCATCCTCTTCCTCTCCCACATCTACCCCCTTTTCGTCGTTTTTTTCTAATTTATCGACACCGTCACTAACATTACATTTCTCCTCTTTGACACCCTCGTCTTCGTTGGTAATATCTATCGTTTCTTTTTTAATAACAACGTCTTTTTTTATACTATCATTTGTTTTATATTCTTCTGTGCTTAATATAATATTGACAATATCGTCTTGTTCAGAGGATATACTGGTTAAGTCGATAATATCCTCTTTAGATATTTGGCTGAGTGCCTTTTTTTTATAATAATTAACTCTCTTTTTTAAAACCTCGTTTTTATTTTTCATTTTATCATATTTCATGTGGATATTTTTTAAAAGAGAAACTTTATTAAAATTAGTTAGTTCTTCTGAAATTTCAGTATGTTTACTTTCTAATTCTTTGTTTTTAGTTACTAAGGCGATTGATTTATTTATTAAATCCGAATTAGAAGTTTTTAAATTAATTATAGTTTCTAGTAAATTTTTAATTTCTACATCCTTTTGTTTCAATTTCATTCCTAATTCTCGTCTTTCTTCCTGTTCATTCTTAAAAGTGTTTAAAATAACCTCAGTAAAATTATTACAAATAGTATTCATTATTTATAATAATATAATCTTCTTTAAATATTTATTTAACCTTTGCTAAATTTTTCTCAAATTGACTTTTTAATTTCTCAAGACTAAAAGACTGCAGGCAAGCTGTTATATTATTACCTCGTAATGAACCTTCTATACATTTACTAAATTCATTATAATTATCTGTTATCATTCCTGCTATAAAATCTGCCTTATCAGCGTCTTCATCTGATAAATCTTTAATATATGGTATAAATTGTCTATTAGGTTTAATTACATCTGAATAAAATTCATCTATATTTAATAATGTGTTGGGATTTTCTAGAATTTTAATAGCCATATTAGAAGTAAGTTCAGTAAAATTTCTAATATTATTAGTTACAGGATAAATCATATTAATGTATTTATTTAATTTAAGAAGAAACCCTGAAAGCGCATGAACTGTATTTTCCATAAAAGGTATAAAATCAATAGCATTGATATAAGCCGATGGTAAATCCCTTCTGGATATATTAAAAAAAAATGATACTATTTTTAAAAAGTTAGGTATTATCCAATCTAAAAAGGGTTGGATTGCTATATTAAAGGCAGACCCTGCTACTACAGGACCTACTACCGGAATTGCTGCAAGTGGGGCTGTTATAGATGTAGTCCCAGCAGCCGATATAAATATTCTAATAAGTGGATAAGCGGTTTCTACCATAATTATAGCATTATTCAATAACGTATCTACTAAATCCGCTGGTATTTCAATTAAAGTCCCGAAAACCGGAATATTTTGTAATTTCCATATAGGATGAAAAATCCAATCATAAATATTATCGGGGTCCTTCGCCTCGTCTTTTAGTTGATCACTTAACGATGTCAAATTACCTGGAATAGCACCGAATGTATCCCCCAATTTATTAATTGCTCCAGGATTGTCAAATAAATCTTTATTTACTACGGATGCCTTTTCTCTAAAAACTCTATCTATATTTTTATTTACATCAGATATATGATTTGCTCTAGAATTAAGATATTTGTCTACGTCGTTTTGGTTTTTGCCCCCTCCTCCAGTTTTTGTTGAGAATTTTTCTTTTTCCAAAAGGGCTTGGTTATGATAGGTCTGTCTTTTTTTAAGTCTATCAAAAAAAAATATTAGATTGGTTCTGTTTTCGTAAATTTTTTTGGCTGTCGCTGTGTCTTTTATTATATTCTTGCCACGAGTATCCTTTAATTTCATTAAGTTATTAATAGCTTCTTCTTCGGTTTCCGTATTTTTTAATATTAAATACGTAGAATGTAAAAGATTATTGACTATATATAAATCCGTTAAAATTTGATTATAATTCAATTTTAAACTTTTATCACCAATAAATCCAGTATTTAGTATTAATTGATATAATTCTTTAATTTTTTTCCGCCTCTGTTTAATATATTTTTTCATTAAATATAAAAGATAAAATAATTTGTTTAAAAATTACTGAAGCAATTCATAAATTCATTAAAATTAGATTTCCCAGAAGATGTATTACCTAATAACAAAGGTTGTTTATTTAATAAACAATCTACAGACTTTTTGCCATTTTCATAAAACTTATCAAAATATAATTCATATTGGTCTAAAGCTTCTTCTGGTAAATTTTTAAAATGTGGTAATTTACGTAAACTACTTTTAACAATTTTTTTATAAAATAATCTAATATCCAACAGTGCATTTGGATTTTCTAAGATATTAACGACTACGTCCGAACTAATTTGTGTTACCCCACGCACTTTCTCAGTAATAAGTTTAAAACGATCTACATGCGTATTAACCCTTAATAATTGCTTAACAGTAAAATCAACTATTACATCAAAATATGGTATTGCCGACAAAGCATTTATATAAGCCATTCCTAAATTTCTTCTGGCAATATTATAAAACATAGAAATAATATCTATATAATTATCTAAAAGCCAAGCCACTACAGGTTGTCCTAATGTTGGCCAAATCCATGCTGTTGCAACTGGACCACCAGGTCCTCCAACCAAAGCACCAACACCTACAAAACAAGCCCCTATAGCAGTTCCTATAGCCGCACCGACACCCGCCCCAGCCGCTGTTCCGGCCCAGGCAATTACTTTTTCCATAATAACCATAATAAAGGGATTAATTAAATTTATACCATCTATAATACTTCCCATAATATCTAAAGGTATTGGAAATAAAAACCCAATTTTATTATGATTTTCTAATTTCCAAAGTGGATGGAATATCCAATCGTATAAATCCGAATATTTGTTGCTTGAAACTATAGGCATTTCTAACAAAATTTTTTGTTGACTTTCTAATAGGCTTTCTTTTAAATCCCCGACATTTTGAGATTTTGGAAAAGGCATATTTTTTAATTTTTTTGCAATTTCTTTAGAGGTATTTTTTACTTCGTTATCAATTTGACTCTTATGCGTAAGCTTACTTCCTTCTGAGTCACCAAACGCCCCACCCTTTATAAATCTAATATAGTTAAGTAATACCTTCTTGCCCTGTCGTGTATTTATATTCACAATCTCTTTTGTCGTAGGGTCTAATATATAATCATAAATTGGGTTTTTTTTCTTTCCACCCTTATGGTGTAATTTTTTACGTTTCTCTAAATTACTTTTTTTTCTATTAAGTAATTTTTCAAAAAATTGAAGAAAGGAATTCTTGTATAATTTAACTACTTTTTTACTTTGGGACAGTGTTAAAAGTTTATTACCGTAAGAGTCTTCAAAAAGATGTATTCGTTTTGCCTTTTCTAAATTAGTTGCTTTTTTATCACTAAAAATTATATATGTCTTGTTTAAAAAACCATTAATATCATACATATCCCTTATTAAAATATTAAAATTTATGTCTAAATCTTCTCTTATAAAACCGCTGTCCGATAAGCCCTTATATATTTGTTCCAATTTTTTAGATTTATCTAAAAAAAACTTTTCCATTCTTATAATTATGTGATATTTTCTTTTTTATATTAATTATTTAAGGCAAAAAGGACTAATATAATTTAATCATGAACTATAAAATATTTGTTATTTATCGTAAAAATGAGTTTTATAAAAATATAACTGATTTTATAAACACCTATGAACTAAATGATTTAGATATTAATATTTTTAATTGTACTGACGAGGAGTTAGAGCAGGGTAATGTTCAAACCAACGATAAAATCGATATTATAATTAAAAGTATATACAGTGATAATTCTGAAATAAATTGTATTATTTTAGATTCGTGTATTAAATACCACAATTTAAATTTGGAAAAAATAGCTACCATCGAAAAAGGTTACGTGGGTGTTACTTATAAAAATTTTATTTTTCCATTAATATTGAATAAGTTACCGAACGATATAACTGTTTTAGTTGATTATAATAAAAATTTTACACAAGATATTGTCTGTAAAGGGGAGATCGGAGAGTATTTTATTAGAAATTTTTTTAGTAAAAATTCTACAGATAACTTAATTTTAAATTATATGTTTGGTAATTTAAAAGATTCCGAAAATTTCAATTATACTAATTTATCTAGTCAGATATATCATAAATTTTATAATATATTAGCAAAGGAAAATGATTTAGAAAAAATAAAAGACTTAATTGGTGATAAGAACGTCGATTTACATATGCTTTTTAGTATTATAAAATATAAATTAGTCGCTCGCGAACCAGATTCATCTATTGTGAGTTTAATTATTTCAAACTATAAAAATATTATACAAAACGCTATTTTATTTAGAAATAAAAATTTTGATAGACAAGTAATTGATGATTATATTATTAATAATTTTATAAATAGACCACGTTTTTTTATCACGAATTTACCTAATTGGGTACAGACTGGTCACAGAAGCGATATTTTGGAATATTACCATAAAATAACTAAAAATGACCATCCTATAGATTTACCTTATGAAAATGATAATTTAACAATCATATCAAAATATAAGTTTTTGTTTAAAAATACCTCTATTAATTTAGATAAAACAACCGGGATTATATATAAAAATAAACAGGTATTTTTTTTAAAATCTATAAACCCGGTTAGATATACGAGTATTAAAAATCCTAAAAAGATTTTAATAACGTATGAAAATGATTTCTTAATTAAAGATTATCAATTATTAGGAATGTGTATTTCATATAACAACTATATTTTGGGGATTTTAAAGGAAGTGAATAATTCGTATAAAATTATTCTTATTGAGAATAAAAGTCTTAAAATATTAGAATTATCAAATAATTTTACACTAGATAAAGATATGGATGTTATTACTCTGCACAAAGAAAACAATAAACTTTATATAATAACCTCGAATAAAGAGCACGATATATTTAAATGTAAAATAAATATGTTCGAACTATTTATTAATATATTACCTAAAATAAATAATAATATTAATCCTTATAAAATAAAAATAGACACTCTTAATACAATAGCTGTTAAAGTTATAGATTTTGAATTGGAAGAATTTAAACATTATAAGAAATATAAATTTTATAATACTCCAACAGAGCAAAAACATTTTATTACCGCCAACTTTAATCCAGAACAAAAATTATTAGAAGTAGATAATAATTTAGTTTATGTAAAAAACTTTATTTTTCTACATACAAAAATAAATAGTATTAAAAAAACTGCTAATTTATATTTCAACAATTCGGCAAAAAAGAGCGCGTTTTACGCAAAATGTGTAGAATTGCAATTTTCTATAAGTGATGATTATCGGGAATGTAAATATTATATAATCGAACAGGTTGAGTTTGAAAGTTTAAATTCTTTGGAATTATCAAATATATTATCCCATAAATGTTTAATTATTTCTCTTATTGATGAAAAACTATTAAACTCCGGTAAATTAAAAAGTAATTATACATCAGATGAATATCTAACTAAATTGTTTTTATTTAATATTGTACAGAATAAAACCTATATAGAATTTATTTTCGATAAAATAATTCATAACAACGAGTATAATAATCGAGAAGAATTTATGGGAATTGATTTGGAACATATTGAGCAAAATCGCAGCATATATGATTTAATTCTGAATAATTTAAAGCCGAAATCATTTGATATAGACTTATCAGAAAAGGACAAAAAATTACTGAATATTATTAAATCTAAATTATTAAATATAGTTTCTACTGAAAAATACAATAATATACTTGAAATAGTTAAATTTATAATAATTAATAATTATAATATTAGTATTGGATGTATTGGGATTGATAATTCATTTATAAAAGATAATAAATTCTCAGATATTTTTAAAATATTATTTAAAATAAATTGGTTGGGTAAGATAGATTTCAATATTTCAGGGAATGAAAATGGGTATGAATGTTATATTGTTAAAGAAAAAAAAAATATAGGTAAATTGTTATTAGAGAAAGATAATATAGTTTATATCATTAAAGATAATTTTCTGCTTTATATAAATTAATATTTATTTAAATTTAGGAGGTATCTTATGTATTAATGAACGGAAGTAATGTTACAATTAACATTAATACATCGGAAAAGTATTACGAATATGCCATGATAGTAGCGGATGAAATTTATAAAATTTATGCAGAAATAGAAAATATAAGCTTAGATGATTTAATAAAAAAAATTCCCCCATTTAAATGTGAAATTACGTCTAAAAATTGGTTCGAGGCGAAAAAAAAAGAAGCACTAAAAGATTTAAAAATAAAAGATTTAAAATATATTTTATCTGTTAATTGTAAAAAAATTTCTGGGAATAAAGGGGTACTTATTGATAGAGTGTGGTCTATACATAACACTTGTTCCATTAAACATAAAACGAAAAAAAAACGCAAGAAGAAAAAACATATAGAAATAGATTTAACCTCTGTAGAAGATAGCGATGAGGAATATTTTAATTTAAAAAAATTAATTGATACATCTGAATATATTTTTATAATGAGAAATAAAGTTTCTAATAAAAAAAATAAAAAATATGAAAGAAGGTTTGTTAGGGATAAAAACTGGATATTTAAGGAATACCCTGACCGTTATGAATATTTAGGGGTTTTAGATAATAATAAATTAGTAAAAACCCCTATACCTTACGAAATTGAAAATTATTTATTGACTTATTAAACGGTATCCTAAGTGTTTAATATTTAATTGTTTAAAATTGTTGATATCACCGCTTGATTATAATTTAGGGAGAATATATTATCGTTTAAAGAAAGACCATAGCAATGATAGGCTATATTTTTTTTTGATTCTATAGGCATTAATTTTGGAGACATATTAAAAAAACTTGCTTCATCAGAAAAAGATGAGTTACACGAGCCAATAATTAAATTACTTTGTGATAATATAATAAATTCGGCGATACTGGTAACCATATCATCTGACGAAGAACGGTCCATATTTTTATTGGAAATATTAATAAGTCTATTATTATTTAAATTATGATCGGTAATATTTGATAATAACACTATTTTATATTCTTGTTTAACTTTATTTACTAATTCATTATATTTTTCTATTTTATTCATTACTTCAAAATCCCCTTCACTATTTTTTTTTATGTCCCCTGAATCATATTTTTCAGAATAACCCCTATAATGAACAGCTACATATTTATCTAAATTGTATTTATTTTTGTAACCGCTAACTAAATTATTTACAGTATCAGACCAAATAATACTTTTATAAAAGAT